GCATGGTGGCGAGGATCTTCGCGACGAACTCGCAGGACCGGAAAAGGGGACAGCCGTAGGGATTTTGGTTTTCGTTATCGATCGAGAAATAGATGAGCTGCTCCCGGCGCAACTCGCGGAAGCTGACGTCCGTGTCGGACCGCTGGAAGATGTTGACGCCTTTGGGGGTGCGCTGGAACCTGACGAATTTCGAGTCGCCGGTGCGCAGGCCGGTTATGTCATCGCGCTCCTCGTTGACCACCCATTCTCCGAGGGCGAAGCCCTGCTCGAAAGCCTCGTTCGTGAGGCTCTGGTGGAACGCCTGGAGGCCCGTCTGGATGTCGTTCACCTTGACGTTGTGCATCCATTCCCGGATCTCCTCGACGAGGGCGGCATTGTTCCCCTTGACGACGAGGTGGCCGTCGAGGCTGACGAGCCGCCTGATCGCCGCGTCGATAACAGGAATTGCCTCGCGAAGGAATTCATAGAACCAGGGCTCGACCTTCCGGGCAATATAGTTGGCGAAATAGGGGGTGAGGAGGCCCTGGCCGTCGTTGGGCCGGAGCTGCCAGCCGCCCTGGGGAGAGAGCGCCCCGGCCGGTATTACCGGCATCACGTCGCCGGGGAAGACAGGGAGTGCCTTGCCAAGGGCGCGGAGGACGCGGCGGACGAAACCGTTCAAGGTTCGACGTTCAATGTTCAACGTTGAAACCCCCCTTTTTCCCCGAACCTTGAACCTTGAACCCTGAAGGGACTGTTCAATGTTCGATCTTCAACCTTGAACCCTGAACCTTGAACCTTGAACAATTGTTGCATCATGCGAAGAGGTCCTCTGTCTCCATAGATAAAAGCCCGGCCAGTTTCTGGACGCGGTCGCTGTCGATCAGGTGGTCGTCCGTTTTTTTGTAGATCCTGTGCTTCTCGCCCGCGTGGCATGTATGGTTCGGATACATGAAGACGTAGTCGGGGTCCGGAGGATACTCGAGCTCCTGGCGCTGCATCTTCTTGACGAGGAGGTCCGTCGCCAGCTCTTTGAGGGTGATCTTGACGGGCTTGTTCGTCTTCGCGTCGATGATGGGGTTGCCGTCCTCGTCTACGTTGTCGGAGGTCGATTCGAACATGAAGCCGCGCAGGCGGTCCTCGTAGTGCTTGTGGGCATACTGGGGGAGGCCCTGCAGGTCGTGGGCGACGGCGGAGCCGGCGTTGCCGAAGTCCGTGCCCCAGATGATGTCGGAGGCGGCCTGGGGGGGCGCGGGGGAGACGGAAGGGGCGCCGTAGAGGTCGTCGAGCGCGTCTAAAGCCTGGCACTGCTGGTCGTAGGTGACGTGCTTGAGGTAGAGGCGCGCTACCTTGCGCTCGCGGCGGCCGAGGACGAGAGTGACGGTGATCTCTGAGGGGTCGCCCGAGAAGCCGAGGTCTGCCCCGCCGCGCTTGAGGCCGGGGACATAGAGGAAGAAGCCCTTGATGAGGCGGCGGAACTCGGACTCGCCATCATCGCCAAGGTTGAAGAAGGTCGATTTGCGGTAGACGGTCTCCAGAAGGAATATCTGTTTAGGTACTATATCCTCGGCAGAGGAGACAATCTCGCACCGGTACCCGGTGGCCATCACCTCATTGTTGGCGGAGTCGACGGTGATCTTGAGGCAGTGGTAATCGGGGACCTCTTTTATACATGCTCTGAAGAGGTGCCACGGAAAGACAGTATCCTCCGGATCGCCGTCGAGTCCGAGCACGTTGTGCTTGTATTCCGGAGAATCCTCGCCACCGAATTGCTCGATGTAAAATCTCTTTCGCTCCGGGGTCCAGAAAGGACTCGGCATAAGGCTTTTTCCCCACTGAAAAAGTCGAAATTTGAGCGATTTAATATGTTTTGAAACGCCCTCGAAGGATTCAACTTTGACCTCCTCATCAAGATTTGATGGACAACACTCCTCTCGCACTCTTGTCTTCGGAGGGGTGTCGCCCCAGCCATTATCGACTGCGGTGCCATAGGGCTGTTCAATGTTCGATGTTCGATGTTCAACGTTAATACGATCCTCTCTTTCGGAACCCTGAACCTTGAACTCTGAACCTTGAACATCCGTAAACCCTGAACCTTGAACCTTCCGTGGGCTTGCCGGTTGCTGACGGGCGGCACGTTCGGCGAGCTTGTAGAACTCGCAGGAGCGGTCTCCGTCCGGCACGGAGTAGATGCGGGCGGCGCAGCCGGGCTTGAGCGCCCTCCAGAATTCCGACCACTGGCGCTTGTGCTTGTCCTTGGCAGCCTCGTCTCGCCATGCCAGCGTGCGGACGTGGACGCCCCTGTAGGCTACACCGTCGTGGCCCGAGGGGCGGAAGTCCATCTTAAAATGATTAGAGAAATAAAAGGCGTGGTGCGGGTGCTTCTTCCAGCGGACGAGGGATTTCTTGAGGTCCGGGTTCCAAAGCATCTGGTCGTACATGCCCTCGATGATCTCGTCCAGGTGCGTCTGGAGCGGAGCGCCTCCAAGACCCGAGCCGTTGGCCGTGATAAAGGCGTAATAGAGGGACAGGGCGACGATCTCGCGCGTCTTGCCTATCTCGGCCGCGTCCTTGTGGACGACACTGCCGCGCCAGCGGAGCGATTCGATCTGAAAGGTCCAGAAGTTGTACGGCTCGTCATGGTCGGGGTCCTCAGGCTCGCGCAGGAACATGGTGCACCAGAGATAGGGGTCCGCGCAGATGCAGCCGAGCTGGAACTCCTCGAGGGAGGAATAGGGGGCAGGGAATTCGGCGCGGGCGAGCTGGTGATACGTCCAGTCGTGGCGGGCGAGCCACGCCTCGAAATCGGAGCGGGGGACCATGATAGAGCGGTGCAGGTCGCGAAGCGCCAGGGGCTCTATGGCATCGTCCGCGGCGTGATGGGCATAGGCGACGGAACCGGCCATCACGGCGCCCACGGCGGAGCAAAAGCAGCATGGAGCATGGAGCATGGAGCAAGTGCAGCATGGAGCATGGAGCCCGCGCCTGCGGCGCTCCGGAGCAGAGAACTGTTCAAAGTTCTATGTTCAATGTTCAACGTTAGAAACATCTCCATGCTTCCTCTGCTCTATGCTCCAGAGCGAGCGTAGCGAGCGGGCTCCATGCTCCATGCTTCCTTTGCTCGCTCTTCATTCGTCGTCACCCTCGCCGGAGGGTTTCTTGAAGACCCTGCCGGCCCGGCTCATCATATCGGCGAGCGTCTTAGGCAGCTCCTCTTCCGCGTTCGCTTTTTTCAGGGAGCGCGGGGTGATGAGGAACTCGGCGGCGGAGAGGCCGAGATCGGCGAGCAGTTTCGGCAGGGCGAGAAGGGACGGGTGCGTGACGTACTCGATGACCAGGTTGTCTTTGGCGTCGTGCTTCTCGCGCTTGACTACGGTGCCGTCGCGGAGCAGGTCTTCCATGAGCATGTCTATCACTTTGATGGCGTTGCCGATCTGGAGGGCCGCAAGCTCGTTGAAGGCATCGTACTTCTTTTCGGCGATCGCATCATGGACCGCCCGGTAAAACCTGAGGACTTCCGCCTTGTCGAGGCAGTCCTCGCCCGGGGCCGTCTCGCCCTCTTCCACGAGCTCGCAGGGGTAATGGGGGCAGGTCGATAGACAGGGCCGCATCTTGTTGATGAAGCTCGCTGCGTAGGAGCCGTGGCGCCAGGCGTTGCGGTTGCCGGCGGACGCGGCCGATTTTGCGGGGGAGTGGGAGGCCGCCCGGCGCTGGGCGAGGGCCTCGGGTGTAAGGGTATACCGCCGGCGGACACGGAGGGCGGAAGGGATGCCGACTTCCTCAGTCTCGGGCGAGGCGGGGGCGGTGTTCTCCTTATTGAGATCGGCGGGGGCTTGGGGTTTAGCCCTTTTACGGGTCTTTGCCAATAGGTAGCCCTCCAGGGATGCGGATTAAACTCGCTCTAAGGGCGTTATAGCAGAAATATGTGAAACCGTACGGCAGGGGGTTGCAAAAAAACCGTTGCACCCCTTTTGGCGGTTTTCTGGTGCAACGGAAAGGATGCTGCGAGCGCTGCACCTGGGGTTTTGATTACTGTGACAACGATATCTTGGAAAGGGTGCTGCGGTGCAGCGTGAAAAATATGGCTGCCGGATTTTGGAAGTCAGGGGCGGCCGAGGACCGCCTCTCGTGACATGTGGCCGGTTATTCGGCGGTGCTTTTCTCGCTCGTGAACTCGAAGCGGTGAAAGCGCCGTCCGTTCACGATACGGTTATTCTATGGGGAATTATATAGATGAGCCCCTTTTTGCGGGGTTACTTAGTAAAGAATTACTTATACCGGGAACCGCGAACAAAGGTCTCGATCGCGGAAGGTTCAAATCGCAGAAGTCTGCCGACTCGCACCGCTGGCAATAAGCCCCTTACCGTCAGCGCATAAATGGTTCTCCGATTTTTGAACTTAAACAGTTTCTGCACATCCCCGGCGTCTAAAAGTGTTCTATTTATTGGTCTGCTTCCTGGCGTACTTTTTTCTTTCTGCGGCGTCTTCAGCACCTTTTTCAGCAGCTCACGGATAGCTTTAGCTCGGGATGGAATGTGATTCTGAAAGCGGTAATCGTCAACTTTCTGGAGCACGTCCTGGGGAATTCTAAACCGCAACTGGTCTTTCGCGGGCTTCTCCTTAAAACCGGACGGTACCACGGTAGAATCAATGCCGGCACCTGGTAGGTGTGTCGTTAGGGGTAATACTGTCTTCTCTAATTCAATCGGCCATTTCTTGAGCCGTTTAAGCATTTCATCGGCTTGACGCGGTAGACGGCATACCTTTCCCCAGATGTTCTCTAATATACCTTCTTTTGCGGAAGATTGATACCCTGCAGATAGCGCCCGTGCCACTAGTTTATCCGTGGGAACAACCTCTTTTTCTTGTTGTTCTTTTTTGGCGGGAGTATTTTTAGGCGAGTTGGACGTAGTTGCTTTCTCGCGATTTTCGAATGTTTTCATTGTTTTGCGGTAAAGTAGGGACCTTGGTACCGACCCAATAATGTTGCGTATTTGGCGGGCGGATATATTAAAACGCAGAGCGAGATCGTCATAATTACCGTCGGTGAACTGAGCACGAATCTCTTCGTTTCGCCTTTGACGATCCGAATTCTTGAGAGTTGGAATTGTGACTCGCTTTCCGCCCACTGCTTTCGCTAAGCGTTCAGCCCCCTCATGACCGAGCGCATCTATAAACATTTGACCGGCCCCACCCTTTTCTATCATAAATTCTCTTTTGCTCGTCTGTGCTAGATTTTCTTTAAGTAAGGCGAGTATAAGGTTCTGAAGGCTGATCCCTTTAAGGGCCGCCTCTGATTTAAGCTGCCTGTGGAGTTCCTCGGGGAGGTTTCGGATGACCATGCTTACTACAGTGCGCATTTTTGGCAACCTTTTTCCGGTTGCTGCACAAAGCGCCATAAAGATTTTATTCTGATCTATCATTGTCCACCTCGTTTATTTGTTTTGTTATATCTTTCATTCGGCGGGCCTTTCTCTCTCGTGAACTCGAAGCGGTGAAAGCGCCGTCCGTTGAGAATACGGTTATTCTTTATGCGCCGGATGCCCATGTATTCTAGGGCCGGGGCCTCGCGGCCCAGGAGATAACTCAGCCCTGCGGCCGTACCGAAAAACTTGGGCAGTTTCCGCGCGTGCTGCAGAAAGACGAAAGCTTTATGAAAGGAACGGCCCGCGCCTTCGAGATAAGGGTCGCCTGCATCGCTGACCCCTGCGCGTATCTCGAATTTACCCGCATCGACCTCCCGGAGGGCGTCGAAGTACTGGGCTATCGTGCCCCCGAGTGTGGAATTGACAGCCTCCGTCGCCTCCAGTTCCTCCAGGAGGTCGTCTACGGGCATACCGCCATAGAAGTTGAGGGCCTTGAGGGACGCCTTGCCGCGAAGATACTTGTCGGCCTCTTTACAGAGCGTGGCTATGGCGTCCATGGAGAGGCCGGGACGGGGAAGGAGCCCCTGGCGCTCGCCGAAGGGGTAACCGGCGGTCTGGGTCTTATAGCCCCGGAGCACGTCCCGGAGGGTGAGGATCATTTCCTCCTGAAGCTGGTCGATGCGGGCTGCGACTTCCTTGTCCTTACATTTCTGAGGCAGTAGTTTCATAAATATACCAAGCATGGCCTCTTCGAAAATGCAGAGTTGGGGTCGCATTTTGCCGTCAACCGCTTCCATGATGGAAGTAGTTGAATACTTTTTGAGCCACTTCGTGCGCTGGATGATCTTAAAAATAGATTGGTCGTCATAAGAAAAGACCTCCGCATAATCCCTGTAGGGCACACAGGGTGCAAATTCGCCCATCAGGGGGTGCTTGGCGATGGCGATCCGGACATCCGTTTTGCCGCCGAGGATCCTCTGCACAACCTGGGCGGGGAGCTGGTCCGCGCCTTCCTTCGGAAAATTGATCACGTTGCCGTCTTTCTCTTTCATCTTCTTCTCCTTTTTGTGGTCAATTACTGCCATGATGGAGGCAACTGAGCCTGTTTTTGACTCGTTTTGCCGTCAACCGAGGACATCATGACCGGTGTAGCGTGCCTTGCCCCTCCATAATGGAGGGTGACCCGACAAGCTCCAGCCTCGGGCGGAGGCGCCGGCCTTCGGCGTCGACCAGGGGCTCTACGGGATACCAGTCCCTGCTCATAAAATTAGCATCCATGTAAGCCTCCGCCTCTTCGTCGCCGGACATATCATGGATCCCGTTTTCCTCAAACCAGTAAAGGTCATCGATCCAAATTACTTCCCCGGTGCTCTTGATTGTGGCCTTAAAGATCGGGTCATTTGGCATAGTTTTCCCCTTTTTTTTACTTACAATTTAACACGTATCACCGGTCCTCGGGCGGGCGGCCGTCCATGCGGGCGTCGTTGCGCTGCTTTTCCACTATGTTGCGCAACTGCCGGGTCGTCAGGCGAAACCTGCCCTCCAGCTCGGAGTAGTCGCCTCTGAAGGCAAGGAAGATCCTCCTGTCTCTCTCCTCGCGCTCGAGCTGGCGCATGTCGGGGACCGTTACGCGGAGGCTGCCCAGCTCCTCAATGATGACTTTTATGATGGATTCACCCGATGCCTGCCCGAAGTCTTTGCAGAGGCGGTGAAAGAGCTTGTCGAGAGCGACGCGATTTTCGGACTTAGGCACCGGGATCACCTCCTGGACTGGGGTTGGGACTGCTGCGATCGCTATCATGTTTCGGGCTCCATATCGTGGCAAATTCTCGCCAGTAGGCGGCGAGGCTTGGGTACGTGCGGTGGATGCGGCCGCGCGTCGGAAAATAGCGGTCGGTAGTGGCGATGGATCTGTGGCCGAGGCGCTCCGCGATGGCCGGGGTGTCGTAACCCTGGATATGGCGCAGGTCGGAGGCGTGCGTGGCCCGAAGCATGTGCATGGTGACCTTCGGCTTGCGGACGCCGGCGGCAGCGGCGTAGGACTTGATTACACCGTCGAGCATGGAAATAGAGAGACGGCGGCCTTTGACCCGGGAACCACGGCGGTAAGAGACCACCAGGGGGTCAGGGGAGCGGGCGTTGTGAGATAGGCGGACCGAGAGCCAGGCGCGGAGGATGTCCGAAGGGACCTTCCAAAGGTAGACCTGGCGCTCGGTGGCAAATTTGCCGGTGATGTGGACATCGAGGGAGCGGCCTTCCTCGTCGATGATGTCGTGGAGGGCAAGGCGGACGATCTCGGAGTCGCGGAGCCCGCAGAAGGCGCCGAGCATGATAATGACGGCGTCACGGAGGCCCTTTTCGCGGGTGATATCGATCGCGGCGAAGATGCGGAGGACCTCTGCCTTGGTAAATTTCTGGACGAACATGCGCTTGCGGCGGGGCTTGGGCACCTGGGCGGTTGGATCCTCGGGGATGCGCCGCTCGTAGCAGAGGTAACGGAAAAAGCGCGTAAGGGCAACGAGCTTCGTCAGGCGCGTGTCGTTGGAATTGCCAAGGTAGAAGCAGTTTTCAAGATAGGCCTCGACGTCCTGGCGGGTCGTGAGGGCGACGTCGTCTTTCTTTTGGGCGTCGTGCAGCCAGGCGGCGAACTCGGTGGCCTTCGCTGAGTAACTTTTGACGCTGGCGGCGGTGAGGCCCTGGAGGATCCTCAGATGGCGTTCGAAACCGGGGAGGAGCTGCTCGATCATGCGGGAACCCCCCCCGGACCCCCCTTAAAGGCAAGGCCGCAAGCTAAAGACGTGGCGAGGCTGGAACCGCCGAGAACACGAGTAAGGCCCCGTATCCCACCTGAAAAAAGGTTTTCCCATTGTCTACAATATAAAGATGGTAATGGGGGAGGGGGAAGGCAGGGATCGGGAAGTTTTCGATGGGGGGGAGGCCGCCTCGGGGACCGAGAAAAACATCCTGGTCCAAACCATACCGCACTATTGCAAACAAGAGAGAAACAGAAAGCCTTGATAACAGGTACCCATATACCACCCCTACCGCACAATTTATCATTATGTGCAGTACAGCCAGATCCCCCATTCCGTCCTTCCGTCCGTTCTGGACACCACGTGACTACCTCCCTCCAATAGAGGCCGAGCACAGAGACAACTAACCCCATGACACACCTATAAGAAAAGGTAAAACAAAAGGTTAGAAAACTAACAGAAAACAAGAACTTTTTTTTGCGGCTGACCAACCGAAGCGCCATCCTGATCCCTCCCCTGTCACCCTCGGGAAATATTTGAGGACATCAAAACCGTTGCACCCTTGCACCAATCGCTAAAAAAGATAGATAGGCGCTTGATAAAACACGGGGTGCAACGCTCAAAAACCCCCGCCCGTTGCACCACCGTTGCACCCCGTTGCACCCCAGTGCACCCCGCGCTGCACCCCACTAATAACATTGAAAACATTAAGAAAAAGGTCTCTGGGGTGCACTGGTGCAACGCTTTTGGAAAGATTGTCAAAAACTTTTTCCTGACGGGTAAAAAGCTAACAAAATTTAAAAAGTGAGCGAAAGCGCACACATTTGTGGGGGAGAGGCCCCGCTCCCCGAAGGACCGTTGCACCCCGAGGCGGGCCATGAGGACACCCATGACGATAATGAGGCTGGAGCTGGAGCTCGAACCCGGCAAGGTCGGAGCCAAGACAAAACGATCGAGGGACCGGCCGGCGGCCAGGAGCGGCGCTCGACCCTCTATCGCGGGCTTTTCTCGCCCTAATCGTTTATAGGCCGCAGGCGCGAAAATCGGTCTTGACCGATTTTCAGGGATTCCTTTAGTGGGTCGAAGGATGGCTGAACTACTCATCTTTCACCAGCAATACCAGGTTTCTGTCCTTGCTTCTACCTGCGTGCTTCCAGCCGGCACAGAGAAAACAATAGCCCGGGTTGGTTGACTTCACCTTCTTGGGATCGATATAGGTGAACTTGCGCCCCTCCACGTGCTCCTCACAGGCCAGTATAATACCGGAGGATAGCAGCCCAGACTCATTGTGGAAGATAGAGCATTCCCAGCCCGTCTGCCCGTCCTCTCTTTTCGCGGCGTTTCGCCAGGCAAAGACCCAGGTCCCCTCGGGGTTCCGAAGGACGATCTTGAAGCCCGGACCGACAAAGAGCAAGGCCCCCGGCGACTTCCGGGAGTAATGGCGATCGGCGAGCTGACGGAGCTCCGGATCGCCGTCGTGTGTCCTGATCACATCACCGAAAGGCAATAACACACGCTCTCCTGCTCTCTCCCAAAACTGCGGTAATCGCGAGGGTTACAGGTCGTGCCCCCTCGAAAAAACGGCTCTACGGGCCTCCTGCGCGATCACTTTTTGGTACCTGCGACATCATACGCCGTCTCTCTGTAGGCGAGATCGAGGGTGAGGTGCGTCGCTACACGATCAAACTCCCGCGTAAACGCCCAGCGCCTTTCCGCTACGACGTAATGCCCACCCCCAGCGCCTGGTATGACCCCGCCGTCGAGCTTTACTTGTTCCCCCACATCAGGAACGGCAATGATCTCCTGGATATACTGAGAACTCTTCCCTTTGGGCGTAATGAACATTATGCTCGCAATCATGGACCCTCCTGCGCGATCACTTTTTGGCCTCAGCCGGTTCTTTCTTCTTCGCATTTAGTTCTTCGGCGGCATTGTATAATCTTTCCCATTCTGTAGATCGGTCTTTTCCAGAAACCAAAACGCTGCTGATGATGGTATGATAGCCATGGTCGTCATCAGCAAGGACGATGTATATCTCCTGATACTCATGGGTGTTGATCGCTCTGCCACCAATTGCCTTCGCAATCTTTTCGGCCATCGCACGCTTCATGATTGACCTCCTTATATGAAGTTGCTCTGCCCTGTCATGCGCTCACAGTTGTACTATTCTGCCTATTTCAACGTCTCGCCCCCTCCGGGACCTTGGCAACCACACGACAATGCGGCCATCCTTAGTGATTGTGGCTAGGCCGTGCCGGTCGTGGAATTTGAGAAGCCGTTCTTTTGACACTACAAGACCGCCGTTGAGTTTGATGGTTTTCGTATTACCCTCTCGCCCCTTAAGAGCCACCAGCCTTCCCTGCCGGTTCTGTTTCCGGGACATGTTCCAGTAGATTCAGCCTGACTATTTTGCCCGCCTCGAAATATGCGGAAAACTCTATCCATCCCTTGTCTCCGATAAGGTGGTAAAACACGATTTCTCCCGTCATTAACTCGGGCACCCACCCCCTGGCCACCTTTGTCATGCACCCTGCCAGGGCCATAATTCCCTTGGCCTTCGGGTCGCTATGGTCTTCTATGTCATATTCCTGATGCCAGAGGCTTCCGTCTTCTCTGATCTCGTAATTATCGAGATATTGGGCCGGGGTGTCCTTTGTCGCATAGATCAGATCGTTTGCACCTTTCACCGGCAACGGATATCTGCAAGTAAGGCGGTCAAACATTCCCATCGTTACCCCCCTCCTTACCTCACCAGCGTCTTCTTGAACTTCCAGAACCGCACGCCTTTTACCACCTTGTAATACGGCTCGACACTCGGCTTGCTCACTATCTCCCAGCCCCCCTGGGCCAGGTGGTTCCTGTCGTTCTTGAGGCGCTCCCCGAAGACGCTCGCGGTCCCGTAAGGGTTCCGCAGGCCGTTGTTCTTGCAGAAGCGGTCGAAGGCGGCCACTATCTCGCCGGGGCTCGCGGTAAACTCGATGTACGTCCTCACATACGATTCGCCGTTGGCCTCGTCCGCCTGGACCTCCGGCTTGCTCTTCTCCAGCTCGAGGCCGTAATCGGAGTGGTAGAGGATGATCGGGTAGGTCGGCTCGATCACGCTTCCGGGGCCCGCTCCGTAGTCGCCCGCGCCTCCGCCGTCCTTGGCCCTGTCGCCTGCCGCCTTCTGGAGATATTCCCTCACCAGGCCGTCGAGCATCTTGATGATGTTGTTGCTCGAGATCTCCGTGTCCCTGGCCTTGGCGTTCTGGTACTCTATCCAGGCCTTCCGGATCTCGCCGTCGCCCCATCCGTACTCGTCCTCCATCCCGTAATAGGGATGGTCCTCGCCGTAATAGGGAATATGCCTCACCAGGCGTTCCACCATCAGCATCAGGAGCGCCAGGAACTCGTCGGTGCGGTCCTTCGCGTGCCCCCGGTATTCCTTCTTGAGCACGGTGATATAGTCCTTGCGCCGCGCGAGACGATCCAGTACCTTTTTCTGCAGGAACTTCAGGATCGCGGACAGGATAAGGTCGCGCTTCTTCACGAGCTCCCGGATGACCTCGTCCTCGACAAAGTCATCGGTTTTAAACTTGGCGCTGAACTCGATGTCATAGGTCCGATTGATCAGTTCGGCACGTTCCAATGGGTCGATGGCCGTGATCAGAACGAGCGACTTGGGCTGTTCTTCCGTCGTGTCCGTCTCCGTCCCCTGAGTCCTCTTCTCCTTGCCGCCCCTCGTCGCGCTATGCAGTAGGAACTGCTGCTTGTTCTTCGTTAAGTCCTGGGTCTCCAGGTTCTCCATGATTAATAGGGGGTTTTGGCTGGCCGTCGAGTAAGCGGCGGAAGCCGTCGGGTCTACGAGGTGCTCTTTCCCATAAATGAGCAGGCTCAGGAACTTCGCCGCCGTCGTCTTACCGCTGGCGGTGGCTCCCGAAAATTTCATATTCGCCTGGTACGGCGCGAAGTCGATCAGGAACGCCGCCATGAGCCAGCACAGGATCAGGTACCGCTGCTCTTTCTCGCACGTCAGGTTGTCGAAGACCAACTCCTTGAGGTACCGCATCCCCTCCCGGACGTCCGCGTCGGGCAGGTAGTTCATCGGCAGGATCTTCCTGGAGGACCGCAGCAACACGCCCTCTTCGTTGAGGCCGTTCGGTATCTCCTCGATCGCAGGGCCCTTCGATATCTTCAGGATGACGTTATTGGCCGAATTGAGGTTGATGTAGATCGTGTCCGTGCCCCGGTCGGTGTAGAGCCAACTGGCGAGGTCTATCCGCTTGCCCGAGT